TCTCCTACTTGAGGTTTTTAGTGGTGTTTAGAACAGAGTTTCTGAAAAACTCAGTAGCAGAAGCAAAAGCATTCTGTACTGGGTCTGGAGCATCAATCAAAGCCGCTTCAGTTTCTTCAACTTCAGCGTCTTCAACTTCTTCTTCAACTACTTCTTCAGCCACGACTTCTTCAACAACTGGCTCTGGAGCCGCTGCTGGAGCTGGTTTGTCACTGGATGGAGTTAAGCTGACATGGGCTTGACTCTTTACGAGATCAAGCATAGCGGCAAAAGCTTCGTCATTTACAGTATCAAACTTGGCGATGGTATCTTTGACTTTATCGTCTGCGATACCAGCGTCTTTAGCTTGTGCTGTACGAACCATTTTGCGGATAGTACCCTTAGCTTCATCTAGCTGAGTTGAAGTCTCATCTAATTTAGCTTTGGTTCCTTCGAATTCAGAAGTAAGCGCGACAGCACTTTCTTCCAGTTCTGTGATCTTAGCGTCTCGTTCAGCGATTGTTGAAGTTAGGCCATCAACAGTCGCTTCGTGATCAGCTCTAATCGTCTCTAATTCGTCATTGACAGAAGCAACCGCTGCTTCTACTTCAATGTCAGAACTTTCGACCTTCTGATCATCAGTCATGTTAAACTCCCGTACATTTATAGAGTTAGTAAAAGTTTGATCGAATGGATCTTCTTCTGGCTGAAGAATAATACTTCTTGGATTAGCTGGTTGATTAACTAACCCCTTACCAGAAAAAGCGATATTGCGTAGCAACCTTCCTACCTTATATCCTTCATATTCTCCTTTCCCGCCGTAAACACGTAGATGTTTCGTCAGGAATGCCGACTCGTCATTTCTTGCTACAACCTTCGTATCACCATTGGGTGAAACTACGGAATAATCAAAATCTGAAAATAAGCACTCCATCGAAACAGCCCATTTTCCGTCTTCAATCTCAGAAACTATCTGAGACATCCTTTCGCTTAATTCTGGATCACTCCAGGATTTATATAGAACGGCGGAAGTAATAATATCAAACTTTTCGGGTGGTTCTTCAGTTTCAATTTTAGTGCCGTTTTCATCAATAACAGTGCTACCAGTAATATGCCCTATGATATCGCTTTCATCGTGCATATAATTAAATTGCTTGTCCACAGGAGTATCCCTGGCAGCCCAAGCTTCTTCAGCAGCAAAAACATCGTCGTTCTTATTCCACCCAGTAGAAACCAAAACAGTATTGATGTAATACAGATCGACCTGGTCAGGGTTTGAATGCCCATAACCAGCTAGTGTTTTCTGTATTTCTTCTTCAGAGGGATGGTCTAAATCAGAATCAATTAAAATTTGAGCATCTAGTGACACACTGGCACTAGCCTCGATTTTTTCTGACAAACCATCTAAGATTTCTTGCTTATGAATTTTCATGTTATCACCTTACCTTTTTTATACACCATTTTCTTATACAAGTGGACTTTTTACATATGAGTACGACAAACAGTAAATTTGACGCATCTCATCTACTGATGGTGTTTTAGAGTTTTTGCCCACAAAATCCTTAACAAATTGTTGGACTTGTGTTAGAATATCGATATCAACCGTTGCCTTTGTTTTTAGCACATCAAATATTATATCCTGATTTATGTCAATGAATGGTTTGAGATTAGAAAGCACAACAAACTTAGATAATTCCACTTCTTCAGCTTCTTGTTTTGTTAACTTTCTAACATTAGATTTACCATAATGATCTAGTAAAGCAGGTTGCAGTAAATCAGTTATTTCCTTTTGTGCGGAAGTTGCCCAAATTAATAGATTAGCCGCACCCGGACCCGTCAAAGGTTTTACAATCTTTTGTTTACGAGGTTTTGTATCCTTTGCGTTTTTGGGTCTGCCACCATCAGGTCTTTCAGAAGTGTTGGGTTTTTCATCCTGAATTCTAGGCTGTTCAACCACCGGAGCCGGTTCTTGTGGGTTGGGTTGTAGATCTGTAACCTGATCAATTGTTATTTGATCTTTATTAAGAGCAACTTTCTTATAATCATCGGATATATGAGAGTTGTGATAAGGCCCAGCTTTTGGCGGCACTTTATTAGACTTTCTGTTTCGTCTTTCTGATTTAATTCGCGCATCTTCAATATCATCGATTTCACCAAATCGCTCACGAACCGTTTCTGTAGAAATTACATCCCTATCTGCTAATTGAACCAGTAGGTTTTTTTCAGCAGACTCATCAGAAAGCACCATATGGTCAAAATGCATCTTTGCAGGTTTGGCAAAACCCATAGCTTTTTGAACTTTTCTGAGTTCAGTATTCCAGAATTTTTCCAGAAGGTTTCTGCCGTATTCCAGTCTTTCAATTAGAGTTTTTAGTGATACAAAGTTATTGGTGTATCCACCACCATTTCCAGCAAGACCTGTTAAAGTAGGTGGGATTCCAAGCCCGGCATAAATACTATTCAATACCGGTTGGTACTTTTCACTACCCAAGAATTTAAATACCTGAGTATTACTTTCTTTAAAGTCAAGTTCTGGACCCCAAACCAAGTCCATAGTTCCGCCACCAACATTACTTGCTAGAATATTGCGCAGTTTATCAATAGCGGCTCTAGTCGGTAGAACTTTATTCTCAAAATCGCCCAATCGCCATAAACGAATATTAGAGATGGCACCATCAAGTGCGGACATATCCGCTAGTTTCATCTTTTCCAACATAGTAATGTCATCAAGGATTGAGTTAACCATAGGGTGCGCCCATAGTTGCCAATCGTCTTTTTTATAGTGATAAACCATTAGATCGTCGGAATTTAGATCAATATGGCTATCTCCATTTTTAAAAGCGTTTTTGATTTCATCACTTAGTTCATTAATTGGTATTTCTTTTGCTTCATAAGATTTTTTAATATGTGATGATAGTTTCATGCGGTATTTTTTACTGCCCACAAAAAGCGCGGATCTACCGCCAACAACATCAATATTAATTGGATTTAGAAAATCATAAACAAATGGAATGCGTCGTCGTGAGATATTTTCTTTGGTGATAATAACATCATCTTCACCACGGGTCATTTTCTTTTGTGTGGATTTATTTAATTTGGCATATCGTCTTTTAATAACGACATTACCACATCTGAATAAAGTATTGAGAAATCTTTCTGATCTCTCTGACCCGGATACCTCTTCCCACCAGCGACGATAAAACTTTTGCGCATTTTTATCTGTGTGAACAAGGCTGATACCTTGTGAACCAAAATCGCCCATCAAATCGATAACATTTTTGATAATGCCGACTTTTTCATAGGCGTTCATACACCTCTCAATAATTTCTTTTTCAAGCGTCGGCGGTTCTTCACCAGGCCGAAATCCATAGTAATCGCCTTTACGATAGGACTGTCTGACAGAGATGCCGTCCTCAATATCAAGATAAGATCTTCCACGACTGGCGCTTGCGTTCATAACCCCATCATAACTATCAACATTTCCGCTTGCTTGATCTAAAGCGTCTTTATCATTCAAATCAATATAGAGCTTGTTTTCTTCAGACATACTAATGGCCTTAATTTAATTGTAATGTAATCCCATTCATATTATAGTACACCAAAATCAATAAAGATTGTTTAATTGTGAAGTTATCCAAGCGGGGCCAATAAAATCTGCTTGTGGTTTCTTTTTACCTTGTGACACTTCGGCAAATCCACCAACAATCTCATAGTCGTCCTGGATTCTCCTTGCTCTAGTCTGTCTAGCCGCCATATTTGCCATTAAAAGTGAGGAATAACGGTCTTTTCGCACTCTTTCTTTGCGACCAACGCCGATCTTAATTTCTGGCGTGTCCCAGTGTTCCTTACCTGTTGAGGTCTGTCTAATTTCTATCATGCAGAGTTCATTTTTTAATTCTTCAATTTCCATTACGCAATCTTCTAAAGTGTCATAAGTTCTATTCGCCATTTTGTCCTGCTCAATCGACAGTCCAATTGTAATAGGATCAAATCTTGGTAATAGAAGCACCTTATCTTCAAAATCTTTTCGCAGTCCGTGATTGCCTTCTGCCAACCAGTCATATCTGGCGAACTGGCATAATTCTAGAATATGCAACCCAGATTCATCGTCTGTGTCTTTTCCTTTTTTCTCATCAATAACCGGCCAAATTGATAATTCGCCCTTGGCTAGATTTTTAGGGTCGTGAAGGGCTTCAGCTACCGCTATGCCGCCCCCTTGAGCGTCCATCGAAATATGTATCGTCGGGAAAGCGCCCATCAGGTCGCGTATTTTACGAGCACAGAAGGAGTAGAAGTCGGCTTCCTTGGTGAGACCCTTTTTTACACGGTCTTTATGTTGCTGCCTGTTCGTAGTCCAACAATGAACTATTCTTCTATGGTCATTATGCACCTCTAAAACAATAATAGAAAAATTATCAACTTCTGATGCGGGGTCCACGCCAATGATGTACTGTCCTGACGGATTTCCTTTTAAAAGTGGATCAAAGTAGACTTGACCGCCAGAGGCAATATTGATAGGCTTAGTGTCATTACCGATACATGATTCGATTAAACTTCTTTTGAAGAATCCTGACGAATCTTTACAGAAGCACGCCCCGAACTCCATCAGGTAAATACCGTTATGAATTGTGGCTTTTGATCTTGCCACTTGAGCCTCGTCCATGAATCCTTTGGGGATTAGGTCAACTGGCATTCTAATAATCGAGTAGTCTTTCCAATTAAAAGAATCTGGTATTTCCTCCCCGCCAAATATATCTTTTAACTTGTATGGGTCGCCTTTGCTTTTGATGATAGACTTCCATCTTCTCCAATATGTCGCAAAATGGTTAAAATCGTAATATGCTGTTCCTGCTAGTACAATCTGGTTACCCATACCCTCCTCCTGGATATGTTCTGTCAAAAGAGATGGATCAATTCCTAATTGTTTTGCTTTTCGTTTTGTCGCTTCTATTTTTACGCTTTCGGCAGGCGAGGCGGAAACGGCGGCGAAACCTGCGATAACATTTTCAAAGATTTCCCTAGACATGGACGCAAATTCATCGCTGATGATATCATTTGCTCGTTGTCCACGGATTTTGCTACCGTCGCCAATTGGTAGTGCTACAATTTGACTACTGCCTACCAGCATCCGGCACATATCCACATCTCTTCGTGGACCGCTATTGCTATCGCATAAATCTCTTAATATACCGGAGTTTTTCCATATATTCTCCATGTAGTCATGCAGATACTTAGACTGACGGAAAGCGGCACCAACAACTACAATTTTGCGCCCCGGCATTAATAGTGCGCGAAGCATACAATACAAACTCATTAAAAAGGTCTTCCCCATACCTCGACTTCCGATAAGCATCGGGAATTTTCGTTCCCACAACTCCTGTAGGATCAATCCTTGAAAAGGGAGTAGGTCTACTTTAAATATGTGCTTGCACAAAAAGGGAAAGTAATCTGGCTGGGTCAGTAACCAAGTTAATTTTTTGTAGAATTCTTGAGGATCTTCAGTGTCTAATATATCTAATGGTGTAATCAAATCATTTTTATGAACATCAATATTTAGCCACGCATCATTTAGTTCCTCGATTATTTCTTTTCTTAATCTCTCGGACATTTAAATATTCTGTTCTAGTTAAAACTTTATCTGCGAAACCAAAATCTACAGCTTCCTGTGCGGACATATACCAATCGACACTAGATTCTAGTTTTCTTTTGATATAAGCTTTAGTTCTTGCTCTACTATATGATCTATCTTTAAAAAAGCTACCATTGATACATTTATCTGTATAGATATCAATCATCTGGTTTTTTACTTTTATATAGTATTTTGTGCCAGACTCAACAGAGACCTGATGACCGCTTAGTGTTAGGTCGCCAAAATGCACCATAATATCACAATTTGGCATTAAGTATCTTTTGCTGGCGGCTTGGAGTATAATGGTTCCCATGCTACACAAACATCCATGACCAATCATGTAAACTGGTAAAGAAGAATATGATATATTGTCAAATACAGACATGCCATCCGCCCATTCACCGCCTATTGTGCTGGTGTGGGCAATTATCTTGTCAGTAGATTTTTGTTCTGCTTCGTGTAGTTTTTTTATGAATTTGGCGGCAACTTTAAAGGTAATACCGTTATCCTCTACATCTGCTTCGTCACTGTGTAGATATATCTCAGAATTCATTCCATGCTTCCTGTAATAGGTCAAAAGTTACTTGTTCTGCATGGTCTTTGTTATCGCAGTACAGAATTTTTACATCATAGTTATCTTCTATATCGTAGATTAACTTACGGAAGTATTTGGAACCTATTTTCATGTACTTTCTTTTGCTCTTGGGAATTCCGGAATTTTCAGGAAAAGTATAAAGGTAGGATTCCGGAAATTCACATACAATGTAAGCATTCTCAATCGTATCCAATTTCTCCATTTCCCGATGGAACCTATCCTTCATAGTTTTCTTAGCTAGGTTGTGGTATAGTTCCCCTGTTGAAGCTTTACGTTCTACACGGATGAAACTTTCCAATCCCTCGATTGTATAGTCGCCTGCATCTAGTGCCTGTTCTATTATTTCCGCCTGAGCAAAAAATTCGAACCCCTGTTGTTCTCTAGTGTCTCTTATTATTTTCATTTTTTCTTACTATGCCCATAAATAATGGAGCGTAATGAGACTCTTTATCTTTTATTGAATCATGACAGGTTCTACATAAAGTTATCATATTAAACGTTTCATACCTCAAACTCGCCGCATCGGCCCATCTCTCAATGTGATGCACGTTTAGTCTTCTCTTTTTTTTACAATTGGGCATTTGGCATTTATGCTTATCCCTCTTCAAGACTCGCTTGCGAACTTCTTTATATAC